CAACATGTGGCCGCTGATCTCCTACCACTACAGCTCCTTCCGCGCCGACGACGCCGGCGTGGTCCTCCAGCTCGCCGACGACGGCTACGCCCTCAACGTCTCGCAGGCGGAGCTTCTGTATCGGCCGTACATCGAGGCGATCCGCTCGCAGGATTGACGGATAGGTCTCGCCGTAGCAGCATGGCGGGGTGACGATCCCCGAGTTCGAGCGCGCGGCGCTCGCGATCATCAAGGAGATCCCAGACTCGACGGCGCACGTCGCGAAGGTGACCGACACGCTGGCGAGCGTTCGCTGCCGGATCGGCTACGGCACATATGAGCTTTCTTTTTCCTTCGTAGACGAGCACGAACGGGAGCAGGCCTTCGGCCACATCCTGCGCGGCGCCGAGGACACGCGCAGGAGGTTCGCGAATGGCTGACAAGGATCTGCTCCGCGTTTTCCACGACCTACCCGTCACGAGCTTCTCGGGCTGGGACAAGGTCTGGCAGATCGAAGGCATCCTGGCGTCGCATGACCGCGGCTACTTTCGCGAGAGCGCGACGCTCTGCGACTCGATGATGCGGGACGACCGGATCGCCGCCGTCTCCGACACGCGCGTCTCGGCGCTCATCGCCTCGCCGGTCGAGTGCAAGGCGGCGAACCCGAGCGCGAAGGCGGAGCGCGCCGCGCGCGAGCTGGGCGGTGACGGCGAGTATCCCGGCCTCTGGCCGACGATGTTCCCCGCCTCGGTCATTAGCGAGCTTTCCTGGTGGGGTAACTGGCTCGGCGTTGGGATCGCCCAGATTCTCTGGGACACGACGGGCAGCGGCAACGTTCCGTCGACGTCGTGGCAGTCGATGCAGAAGGCGCCGTGGAACGTCGGCGCCGCCGGCGTGCGCCCCGACTCGCACGCTCCTCCGGGCGCGTACAAGTTCAAGACGAAGCGCTGGACGCCGCACCTGAAGGTCTGGCACCCGCAATACGTTTACTGGGACTGGACCAGCTCGCGGTTCGTCGCGCTCTGCCAGGAGGGCGCGGTGATGCTGCCGAACACCGACGAGCAGCTCCACGGCGACGGGAAGTGGTTCGTCTGGGCGCCTCGCGGCTACCAGTACGGCTGGCTGCGCGCGATGGTTCGGAGGACCGCGCACAAGTACATCATGCGCGGGTGGAACTATCGCGACTGGGCCCGCTACAACGAGCGGCACGGTCAGCCGATCCTTGGCGCGATCATGCCGGCCGGCGCGAACGCCGAGGCGAAGCAGAAGTTCAAGCAGTCGCTGATCGACATGGCGAACGAGGCGGTGCTGCCGCTCGCCCAGGGCGTCGAGGGCGACGGCAACAGCTACGACCTGAAGCTGATCGAGGCGACGGCGCGGACCTATCAGAGCTTCATGCTCTTCAAGAAGGAGCTGGACGACGACATCGCCGTGAGCTGGCTCGGCCAGAACCTGACGACCGAGGCGCAGGGCGGGAGCTACGCGCTAGGGCAGATCCAGGACAAGGTCCGCATCGACAAGCGGATCGAAGATGCGCTGATCGACCAGGCCTTCCGCAACCAGGTTCTCTGGTGGGACGCCGGCTACAACCTGGGCGATCCGGAGCTGGCTCCGATTCCGCAGCACCAGGTCGAGCCGCCCGAGGACGAGGAGAAGGAAGCGAAGACGATGATCGCGGTCGGCCAGGGGCTGAAGGAGCTCAACGAGGCCGCGCCCGGGCAGATCGACAACCGCGCCATCCTCGACCGCTTCGGGATTCCGATGCGCTCGGAGGAGGAGCTGGAGGACGAGGCCGACGAGGCGGCGATCGCGGCGGCCGACAAGGCGCCGACCTTCGATCACAGCCCCAGCGACTCGGCCGAGACGCCCTGCGCGATCTGCGCGAAGGCGGCCGCGGCGGCTCCCGCGAAGCCGGGCGATCCGATGCCCGTTTCCGGAGCGCCGGACGGCGGCGCCGCCGAGCCGAACATCAACCTGACGCCGAGCGCCCAGGGCGCCATCATCAAGGTCAACGAGGCGCGCGGCTCCATCGGCCTCCCGCCCCTGACCACGGCCGAGGGTGCTCCCGACCCGGACGGCGAGCTGTCGATCGCCGACTACCAGGCGAAGCACGCGAGCGTCATCGCCGACGCGGCGAAGGCGGAGAAGGGAACCGACCCGAGCGATCCGCCGCCGCCGGTGATGGCGCCGTTCGGGGCCAAGCCTGGCGCTCCGCCGCCCGCGGGCGCGAAGCCGGGCGAGCCGGTCGACGAGAAGGCGGCCGCCGCGAAGAAGAAGGCCGACGTTGACCGCAAGGAGACGCTCTCGCTCTGCGTGCGCCTGACCGCCGGCCTCCTCCGGCGCGCGACGGCGAAGACCAAGGCGATGGTCCCGGCGTCGATCGCCAAGCGCTACGAGTTCCAGGGCCTGAAGATCGCCGTCGAGAACGCGATGGGGAGCGAGCGCCACTGGAGCGAGCAGCTCGACGACGGGACCGAGCGCATCGGCCGGACGCTGATGCTCCACGATTACGGCTTCATTGAGGGCGTGATGTCGGGCGACGGCGAGGAGCTGGACGTCTACGTCGGGCCCGACGAGACGGCGCGCTTCGCGTACGTCGTCCACCAGAAGCTCGCGCCCGACTTCCAGCGCCACGACGAGGACAAGGTGATGCTCGGCTTCGCCTCGGCGGACGCGGCGATGGCCGCCTACGTCGCGCATCGGAACGACGGCGATCGCGCGGTCGGCGGGATGAGTGTCATTCCGATGGACCGCTTCAAGGCGACGCTGAAGCGCCGCCAGGGCGGGACGACCTCGAAGATCCGCGCGACCGCGCAGAGCCAGAAGCTCCTCGCGTTGGTGTCGAGCCTCCAGGGCGTCCAGCAGCTCCGCAAGGGACGCTCCGCCGCCGGCCAGAAGCGCGCCGAGCGTTACGCCGACACGCTCGAGCGGCGCGGTGCGCAGCGTGCGGCGAAGATCGTGGCGGGCGATCTCGACGGGCTGATGACGGACATCCGAGCGGCGTCCGGCTACGAGGACCTCCGCGATCGCGTGATCCGCCGGTACCGTGAGAAGATGAATCCCGAAGCGCTCGCGGAGTTGGTCAAGAGGGTCCGTCTGATGGCGAACCTCGCCGGCCGCTACACGGCACAGAAATCACTCGGAGAAAAACGATGAGCATGACCACCGACACCCAACTCAAGTGCCCGCCGATCCCGACCGTCGACCCGACGGTCAACAACATCATCTACGACGAAGGGACCTCCGCGCCGTCGTCGACGCCGCCCGGGTCGACGTCGAAGGGCGAGCGCCGGATCATGGTGAGCTGCTTCATCAACCAGGTCGCGACGCTCTTCCACGACGTCTACCTGCTCCAGGCGGACGGGACCTACTCGACGACCGCGCGCGCGGGGAACGGCGCCGGAGACGCGATTTCCGCGAGCACGATCTTGCACAAGGACTACAAGCTGCTCCCCGGACGGAACGTCATCCGCATCGCGACGACGACGCTGCCGACGGTCTGGGAGGTGGGCGCGCGCGTGGTCACTGACCGCGCCCTCGGCACCTGATGCCGTTCTCGGAGCGGTCCAAGCGCCGGTTCGTCCAGAAGGCCTTCTGGCTACAGAAGTCCGTCGCGAACCGGCTCGCGAAGATCGTCAAGCTCCGGAAGAAGAAGGAGCCGAAGTACACCGAGCGGATCGCGATGTCGCTTGCGCTCCGCGCCTTCGTGGCGAGCGAGGAGGCGGAGCTTGCCATCGATCGTCAAACACCAGGCACCGGTAACAGCTAACCCCACTCGGTTCGACGCCGCGGTCCGCGCCTTCCGCAAGCGCGTCCCGATGACGCGCGACGAGTGGGACGAACTGAGCGAGCGGGAGCAGGAGCACGCCTTCACCGTCTCCGGCGTCCAGCAAGCCGAACTCGTTACCGATACGTGGAAGGCGATCGACAAGGCGATCGAGGACGGCGAGACGTTCGAGGACTTCCAGGACCGGATCGGTGACGAGCTATTCGAGGCGTGGGGAACGCCGGACGCGCCGAGGCTCCAGACGGTTTTCCGTACGGCGGTCAACCAGGCGTACAACGACGGGCGTGAGGAGCAGTTCACGAATCCTGCCGTGCTCGAGGCACGGCCCTACTGGCGCTTTGAGCAGATCGACGACGCCGACCTGTGCGAGATCTGCGAGGCCTGCGGAGGCGTCATCGCGTCCGCGGACGATCCGTTCTGGGAGAACCGGCCGCCGCTCCATCCGAATTGCCGGTGCTCGTTCTCGGCGCTCTCCTCCGAAGAGGCCATCGAAGAGGGTCTCGACCTCGCCGGGACCTCTCCGCCGGACATCTCGCCCTCTGGTTTCGGCACCGAGGACTACGAGCCGGACGTGGGCCGTTTTCCCGATGAAATCGGCGACGAGCTGGGCGACGTTCTAGAACAATCGTGAGCGGCCTCTTGTGCGCGCACGCGCGATGCAAGCAGAATCGAGGGCGTGAGCAGGCGACGTCCCCAGGATCTCCGAGCGCTAACCGCGCTGGAACTGGCTGCGGACGGCGCCCCGCCGAGCGAGTTCCGGATCTTCGCGTACGGGAAGAACGCCTCCGACAAGGGTGAGTTCATCTTCGACGAGAAGGCCGCGAAGCTCGTGATGGCCGCCTTCGCCAAGAAGGGTTCGCGCCTGACGATGGACTACGAGCACCAGGCGCTCAACGCTCCCGACAACGGTCGCGAGGCGCCCAACAGCTGCTACTCGTGGACGCCCGAAATCCGGATGAACGAAGCCGGGAAGCCCGAGCTGTGGGCGGCGAACGCGAAGTGGACCGAGAAGGCGGCCGCGCACATCAAGGCGAAGGAGTATCTGTACTTTTCGCCGGCCTTCGAGACCGAGAGCGAGAAGTCGCTGCGGGTCGCGCGAATCGTGAACATGGCGCTGACCAACATTCCTGCGCTGGACAATCTGGAACCGCTCGTTGCGGCAAGCCAAGGAGAACGACCGATGCCCAAGAAGATGCTCTGCGTGAAGTGCTCGACCTCCCTCCGCTTCCCGACCGACGACGACGACGGCGACGAGGTCGCGTGCAAGGCGTGCAGCTCGGCGAGCGGCGCGAAGCTGACGGCGCTCTCGGCGGTCATCGGCCTCAAGGCGGACGCCAACAGCGACACGATCACCGAGGCGATCCGTGGCCTGTCCAGCTTTCGCTCGGCGGTGGTTTCCACGCTCGGCGTGGCGAGCGTCGACGAGGCGATGGGCCAGATCGTCGCGCTCAAGGCGAAGGCCGGCGAGGTCGAGAAGCTGACCGCGCAGATCGCCAAGGACAAGGACGAGGCGCTGACGAAGGAGCTGGACGCCATCCTGGCGGCCGCGGGCGAGGCCGGGAAGATCGCGCCCGCTGAGCTCGAAGCGCGCGTCAAGCCGATCCTCGCCCTCTCGGGCGGCAAGCCCACCAAGGAGAACATCGCCGTGATCAAAGACGTCCTGGGCGCCACGCTCCCGAAGGTCGAGACCACCGCGACGGCGAAGAAGCCCGACGGCGAGGGCGGGAACGTCGCGCTGACCTCGGCCGATCTCCAGATCGCGCGGCTGACCGGCATCGCGCCCAACGACGTCATCGAGCACCTCAAGAAGACCGCCAAGGGCGACTACAAGGGGATGAACAAGCCCCTGTCCTGCATCCTGCAGCCCTGAACGATTCGAGATCGAGACCAACCCAAGTTGAAGCCGGCGTGACGCCGGCAAGGAAGAAGACGGAAAATGGCACTCAGCGCTTCCCGGAATACCAAGCAGCTCGGCGTCGTGAAGGCCGTGCTGGACGATCTCGAACTCGGCCAGGCGACGAACACGACGATCTACCAGGGCGCGCTCGTGGCCCTGAACTCGTCGGGCTACGCCACGCCGGGCGCGACCGCTGCGACGCTCATCGCCGCGGGCGTCTACATGGGCAACCCGAATACCGGCTCCTCGGTCTCCACCGGGATCTCGGACGGTGTCGTGCGCATCCGCGTGCGGCAGGGCGTCTTCCACTTCCTGAACAGCGCGGCCGCCGACGCGATCGCGGTCGGGCAGATCGGGAAGTACTGCTGGATCGTGGACGACCAGACCGTGGCGAAGTCCTCGAACAGCGGGGCGCGCAGCATCGCCGGCATCGTCATCGCCGTCGACTCGACGGGCGTCTGGGTCTCGGTCGGCCTCCAGACCAATCCTTCGGTCGCCGCGGGCGCCACGTAGAAAACCAAGTTCACCGAACCAACCACCACTGCTGACGAGGCCGCGAGAGCGGCAAAGGAAGACGGAGAAACATGGAAATCACCAACGCACAACTCCAGGCGTTCTTCACGCAGCTGGACCTCAGTCAGCAGCGCGGCTACCAGAAGGTGCAGACCTACTGGCAGAAGTACTCCATGCTGTCGACGTCCGGCAGCGAGCGGAAGACCTACGCCTGGCTGGCGCAGCTTCCCTCGATGAAGAAGTGGATCGGCGAGAAGCAGCTCAACAACATCGCCGCCCGCTCCTTCGAGGTCACCAACGAGGACTTCGAGAACACCTTCGGCCTCGATCGGAACAAGATCGAGGACGACGATTTCGGCGTGTACACGCAGAGCGCCGAGCTGCAAGGCCAGGCGATCGCGCGCTGGCCCGACGAGCAGATGACCGCCAAGCTGATCGCCGGAACCACGACGACCTGCTATGACGGCCAGTTCTTCTTCGACACGGATCACCCGGTCGACCTGGACGACAGCTCGCAGGGCACGTACGCGAACCTCCGGACCACGACGCCGCTGACGCTCGCGAACTTCGCGAGCGGCAAGGCGGCGATGCGGTCCTTCAGGGGAGAGAGCGGGAAGCCGCTGCAGGTGAAGCCGACCGTCCTCATGGTCGGTCCGACGCTGGAGCTGGCCGCCCTTCAGATCCTGAAGGCGTCGACCATCAACCAGGTCACGCAGAACGTCGCGGGCGACCAGAACGTGGCGGCCTCGGCGGTGGACAACGTCTACCGCGGCGAGGTCGAGCTGGTCGTCAACGAGTACCTCGTGGACGACACGGCCGGCGCCTGGTACCTGTTCTCGACGGACCGCATCGAGCCGCTCATCTGGCAGGTCCGCAAGCAGCCCGTCCGGGTGCCGATCGTCGACCCGACCAACCCGCTCGTGTGGAACAACCGCACGTTCGCGTACTCGGTCGAGGCGCGCGCCGGCTGCGGCTTCGGGCTTCCCTTCCTCGCCATCAAAAACACGCCGTAGTAGCATCGCGGGGAATCCAAACCCCGCGCTGCCCGCTCCGGCGGGCGTCTGGAGAGACCGATGAAGATCACCGTACAGGCGAACCACCCCCACCACTCGCAGCTCGCGAGGGCGGGGCGGTTCTGGTCGGTCAAGGAAGCGACCGAGGTCGAGGTGATCGACACGGAGGAAGATCCGCCGCCGGTGATCGTTCAGGTCCGCAACAACACGACCCAGCGCATGGAGGATCGCGAGCGTCCCAACCCGACGGTGATCGGGCGCGCGACGCTGAAGATCCTCCGCGCTGACTCGCGGCTCTCGATCCAGCAGCTCGACAGCATCACGTCGAAGGCGGCGGACAAGGCCGTCAACGCCGCGCAGCGCGAGGTCGCTCGCCTGGCCGGCGAGAACGCCGCGCTGGTGGCGAAGCTCGCGGCCGCCGAGCAGGAGCGCGACGAGGCGAAGGAGCTGGTGGCCGAGCGCGACGCGCAGCTCGACGCGAAGAACAACCGCCTGGTCACCGCCGAGGCGCGGCTGGCCGAGTTCGATGCGGCGACCGAGGTCGTCGAGCCGGACGGCAAGAAGGGTTCGCGCAAGCGGTAGTACCCGATGGCCACGCGCTACGCCGAGATCGCAGACGCGAGACGGCTCGGCCTCGGGGCGCGGGCTTTCTCCGACGAGGACCTGGGGGCACTGAACTCCAACCTCGACGCCGCCAGTGGCGAGGCCGACGGCTATTTCGCGAACCAGTACACGCTCCCGCTGACCGCGTGGGGCCAGGACGTCCGGGCGGCGGTCTGCAAGATCGCCGTCTACGAGTTCCTGAGCGTCCGCGGTCTCTCTCCCGAGCCTGGATCGCCGGACGGGAACATCAAGGACCGCGCGAAGGACGCGCGCGCCTGGCTGAAGATGGTCGGCGACGGAACGATCACGCCGACGGGGATCTCCGACAGCACCCCGAACACGCCCGGGACCACCGGTGTCCAGCCGGAGGTATACAGCTCGAGCCAGCGCGGCTGGTCCTCGCGCGGCACCGGGCGCGACCCTGGACCCTTCACGAGCGACTGATGCCCAGCCGAAGCTCCACAAAGATCAGCGACCTCCGCAAGCGCCTCAACGCGCTGGGCGCGGCGCCGAGCTTGCCCGACGTCCTGGGCGTCGCCGGCCTGAAGCTCATCGCCGACGGCTTCCTGGCGGAGCGCGATCCCTACGGCGCCGCCTGGGAGCCGCTGAAGTATCGCCAGGGGAAGATCCTCCGGAAGACCGGCCGCATGTTCAACAGCCGGACCTACTCGGCGACGGCGAGACGGGTCACGCTCGCCATCACGGCGAAGTACTCGATCTACCACCAGGACCCGAAGCCGAGGAAGCCGCGCAGCGGCCGCCGCTCGTTCTCTCGCGGGCGCCGCACCTGGCAGCTCCCGAAGCGGACGATGGTCCCGGACGAGCGCGGCCTGCCGGCGGCGTGGGACGCCGTGTTCCAGCGTGAGACGACCGCCTATCTGAACCGCGTCGCGGCCGGAGGGACGCCGTGAGCATCACGTCCGTTTTCGAGCAGTTCAAGCCGGGGTTCGCCCAGGTCCTCAAGGAGCTGGGTGTCGAGCTCACCGCGCACGAGCTGGGCGCCGACCACCTGAGCGACGCGCTCTCTGCGCCCGCGATCATCTGGGTTCCGATCGGCGCCGCCATGATTAAGCCGATCGCCGGACCGATGGCGCCGACCGTCCGCCGCCTCGTTCGCCCGACCGTGACGCCCGGCGCGGGCGAGGCGCTCGACACCGGCCGCATCGAGGAGCCGGCGCAGTACGCCGACCGCCACGAGCGGATCGAGATCCACGTCTGGGAGAAGAACTTCCCGAAGCTGGAGGCGCTCGTCAACCACCTGGTCGCCGCAATGCGCGTCGGCCTCTCGGGACACGGCTTCAAGCCGGTCTCGACCGACTGGACGGTGGGCCAGGATCAGAAGTCGCGCGGCTATTACGTCTGCCTTTTCAACTGCATCATTCGCGTTCCGTTCACCTTCGAGCCGATGAAGACGGCCGCCTATCCATTGACGCTGGAGGTGGAGGGTGAGATTTTGGAACCGGACGAGCCGTTCAACCCTTTCGGGAGCTGACGCACCATGAGCAAGGAAAAAGCATTCGAAGCCGCCGCCGCCCCGAGCGAGAGCGTCGCCGCCGTGAAGACGGCCGAGGAGTGGGCTGCGCAGCGCGGGCACTTCCCCGAGTTCTCTCCCGGGAAGCCGCCGAAGAAGTACCCCAAGGCGGTCGTCGCGCCCGTTCACAATCCGAAGTTCCGTCACTACCAGGAGGCGCGCTTCCTGCTCTGGGGCGGCGTCGTCGGGAAAGAGATGACGCTGGCCGAGTACGACGCGGCCGTGGAATCCGCCACCAAGCACGTTTACCGCTGAAGGAGATCGGACCATGCCGGACCTGACTGTAAATATTCTCGACGGGCAGCTGGGCATCGTGAGCGCCACGGGGGACCAGGTGATGGTCCACGCCGGCGTCTGCGCGCTCGGAACGCCGGACACGGTCTACAGCCTCGGCGACATCACGACGGCCAGCTCGACCCTCGGGCCGGGCACGCTGACGGAGAACGTCGCTGACACGATCTCGCAGGCGGGGAGCTGCATGGCAGTCCCGGTCACGCCGAGCGTCGCCGGCAGCGTCGGCGCGACGACCCAGACGGGAACCGGCGCCGGCACCGTCGTCGGATCGCTCAAGCCGATCTACACCATCCTGGCGAAGATCACGACGGGCGGCACGCTCTCGACGATGCAGGTTGCGTTCTCCGTCAACGGAGGCGTGTACGGCTCGCCGTTCACGTCGACCGGCGGGACCTACTCGAAGCTGGTGCCCGGGACGCTGACCACGCTGACCTTCGCGGCGGCGACCTACGTCCTGAACGACGTCTACACGATCACCACCGCGGGCGTCATTACGGTCTCGGGCACGGGCCCGGCCGGGAACGTCACCCAGGCGAGCAGCCCCGTCGACGTCTACGACGTCATCATCAACATCCCGACCGGCGGCGCGCTCGGCACGGCGACGTTCACCTACAGCATGGACGGCGGCAACTCGAACAGCGCCATCATCCAGGTCCCGGCGGGCGGGACGTACGTCATCCCCGGGACCGGCGTGATGCTGACGTTCGCCTCGACGTTCGTCGCCGAGGACACCTACGAGTTCGTGACCGTCGCGGCGGGCTTCGGCACGACCGACGTCGGGAACGCGCTGACCGCGCTGGGCGCCGACGCCCGGCTCTGGTTCTCCGTCCACATCGCCGGGATGGGAGCGAACTCCGCGGCGGCCGCCTCGATGTGCGCGACCGTCGACACGTCCCTGAGCGCCTTCGCTGTCGCGTTCCGGTACGTGATGGGGATGGTCGAGTGCCCGCAGAGCGAGAGCGACGCGACGATCATCGCGGCGTTCGCGAGCTTCGCGAGCAACCGCGTGATGGTCACGGTCGGCGACTGCCTGCACAGCAGCTCGCTCAATCGCGGCCGGACGCTCCGCCGGAACATCGGCGTGGCGATCGCGACCCGGCTCGCGGCGACCAACCCGAGCCAGGACCCGGGTTGGGTCGGCTCGCCGAAGGGACCGCTGGCGAACGTGACGCAGATCTTCCGCAACGAGGCGTCGACGCCCGGCCTTGCGACGAGCCGCTTCACGGTGGCCCAGACGCGCCCGACCAAGATCGGGTTCTTCTGCTCGACCGGCAACATGATGGCGCAGGCGGGATCGGACTTCACTCCGGTCGCGAACCGGCGCGTGATGGATATCGCCTGCGCGACCGCGGTCGGCGTCTTCATCAACGAGCTCAACGCCGACCTCCTGACCAACCCGGGCGACGGGACGATCTACGATCCCGAGGCGACGAGGATGGAGGCGGCCGTCGAGGCGGCGCTGTCGGCTCGGCTCCTGCAGCCGACGCCTCCCGACTGCGTCGCCGTCCAGGCGCAGATCAACCGGACGAACAACATCCTGTCGACGCAGAACGTGCAACTGGCGATCGGCATCGTTCCGAAGGCGAAGGCGCGCACGCTGA